GCTATAATAGAATCCTTTCGAGGCGTTCTAGAGTAGTTAACCTACTGACACCAGCTTGGATGGGAAGATCCAAATATGGATCAATACTATACAAGTTGGTACCCATTACTTCAGACCATCTCACAAGGTGTGGGAGGTACTTAGTAATGTAAGCTAGTGTTCCCAGGTCGGGAACGCCACCTTCTGCAATTACAAAATGAAGAGGTGATAAGAATTTTTCTCTATCATAATAATTATGATTTTGAATAATTCTGTCATAGCTCATCAAATAGGAAATATTAGGTTTCTTATCGAAAAGCTCATAATAACGAGCAACTCGATCTTCTAAGGGGATACCTTTCGGGTTAAAACCCAGGCCCCCAAAGAAATCGGGAATTTCAAACATCAACTTCGCCATACGGCGTTGACGATGTCTAAGCAACCTAATAGCTCTAGGCCCTATATTTCTGACAATATCTAAAAAGGAATTATCAGATGGAGTTCTCCATTTCAATTGACTAATAGTCACATGACTAGTAATCAACTTTCCTCCAAACTCTGCGAGTTTATTGGAAAAAATGGATTTTAACTCCGAAATCGGACAATCCAATATTGATAAAGTCGAAATATATTTTTGATACAGTAGAGAATCTAAGATCACTACATCATCACCTAAAATGAAAAACTTGTCATTATGACAGTAATCATTAAGGTGATATAGCAGTAATCCATGAGTAAGAGCAAAAAGTGGAAAAGAAGGAAAAAGCCCTAAAGGCTGACCTTTGTTCCACCTGATAAATTTTTCACGATTATATATCCAATCTGAACGGGATAAAATCCTGAATAGATCGATATAATCCTTCCGGAAGCTCAAATGTTTAAGAACTTCCAGTTGGAGATCGAGAGGAAAATAATCAGTAGCACTACTCAAATCAACGGAGGCACAGTATCCAGATTTATCAAGAACTTCAGATATAATTCTGAAAGGTCGAGATTGATCATGGGTACAATCCCAAGGTAATTTCCTTAAAAAATTAAAAAGGAAGTCACCGAGAGGTCTCAGGACATGTTGAAATATTCGTCCAGGATTGGCAACAGCACGAAGCTTGAAGCCAGGTTCTTGGATGAACCCGATAGTTCCAACAGAGTTGGGAAAATCGGTAACATCAGCATCCCGAGGATCTCTTATATCAATACCAGCTAAAGCTGGGTTGAATATATTGGGAAAATGAGAAATCAAATCCCATCCTAGGCGAGTCGAACACAAATAAGCTAACTGTGGTAACACAGAAGAGCTTTCGTCCGACATTTTTCCTGAGGGATGAGGAGATCTTTTATTACCAGAAGGAATATACATTCCAAAAGGTTTAGGATCTTCCAAAACCACAGGACGTCTAAGAAAGTCTTTGACGCCAAAACTCAAACCGTTGATAATAGATTCCGGTATTTGTACATTGGGAGCATTCACACCATCCAAGAACTTCTTCTCCTGTTTAGGAGTAACAGAAGGACTAAAATGGATCGAATAAATCTGCAAAAGTTGAATTAATTTTACAAAATTCTTCTTTTGTAGACCCCAATGAACAAAACCTTTCATATAACCAGTAAGGTTATGAAAGAAAGGAATACCGTCTACTTGGATAGGAGAACCAGCAAAAATATGAATAAAGAAAACTTTCATACGTTTGACATGGTCAACTGTCCACTCGTCACCATTATTCAACGACCATTTAATAAAATCTTTAATAAAAGGTCGAGATAATGAACGAGGTACACCAAAAGAATCCGAGTAAGCCAGCAAACCTTGCATGGTTAAAACCATGACAACCTCCTTTAAGTTGTGATGGTGAAATATCCTCCCAGAATGGGATGGGTATAACCCAAACAAGGATACGCCAGTATACTTGGGGGCCCTAAGGCTCATCAAGAGTCATTTAATGGATAGATGTAATGTGGAAATAAGAACTTATAGAACCCAAACCATTTACGGTTATAAAGTTCTAGTAAGATAGCAGTATTATAATCATAATGCTGCTTCCTACGTTCTAATTTCTCATTAACCATCGCGATTTCCTGAACGAGTTCAGAATTAAGATCACTAACGACCGAGGGCTTTAACTCTTCGCGTAAAATAGCGAGAGGGGTCCACGGACGGGAGGTCTCGATTTTAACGCTTTCGAGCAAATCGATGATTGTTAGATAAGTCACATTTTGTATGACTTTCAAATCGCTCGAGCTTGGTTCTTTCAACTTGAGTAAAGGCTCAATTGACAGAGACCAGGCATGGAGGATACGGACACTATCTTT